CCATTATATGTAACAAAAGAAATTGTAAATCCTGAAGCTGTTTTACCTGATAATATAACTGCAGAATTTGTTGTTAAATCATACCATAAATAATCATTTGTATTTGGTGTAGAACCACTTGCTGGTCCATATTGATATTGAAAATCTATTGAATAATTGTCATCAACAAATGGACTTACAAAAGTGATGTTCTTGTAATTTGTTTGACCTGTTACTGTCCATCCACTCCAACCTGTATTATCAACCTCAATGTTTCTTGCAGGTAGACCTAATCCACTAATACCACTCGTTCCTGATGTACCGTCTACACCTGAAGTACCACTTGTTCCATCTGTACCACTCGTACCTGACGTTCCACTTGTACCAGACGTTCCTGAAATACCAGATGTACCTGAACTTCCTGAAGACCCGTTGAATCCACTTGTTCCACTAGTTCCTGAACTCCCACTACTTCCTGATGTTCCACTTGAACCATTTGAACCTGAAGTACCACTAGTTCCATTTATACCTGAAGTACCAGACGTTCCTGTAGACCCTGATGAACCAGACGTTCCACTTGAACCTGAACTACCATTAAATCCTGAAGTACCTGACGTACCTGATGAACCAGAAGAACCTGAAGTTCCACTGCTACCATTAGCACCACTCGTTCCTGAAGTACCAGATGTTCCCGCTGATCCTGAACTACCGTTACTACCTGATGAACCTGACGTTCCACTAGTACCTGAGGTTCCTGATGAACCCGATGTAGAACCCGTAATTGGATTGTTATTTATTGTAAATGACCCTGATATATTCACTTGAGTTAAACTCATTTGTAATGGACTATCAGAACCATCACCAGCTTCTATTGTTTGTAAAGTATTAGTTAAACCTGTAGCACTGTTGGTCATCTTTAAGAGACCTTGGAAACTACTACTTACATATAAGTTATTTAATGCACCCATATCAATTATATTAATTTTGTTTTATACATCTTCCCATTGTTCGTTTATTTCTTTCCATAACCTATCAAGTTGAGACCAAGTTAAACCTGGACTGAAACTTGTTGTTGGTAATACACATCTGTTATAATCAAACTTCTGTTGAATGGTTACAATCAAACTCCATCCACCCAAACCAGTTTCTGTAGCTTGTAAGATTGGATTAAGTGTTGCGTTCCATACTACCTCATAATCAGATAAATACGCCTTAGCGTAGAAGTCTTTCATAATCTCTAAGGTATCAGATAATACATCTTGTTGATTTGATAAATTGTCGTCAATCCTATCTACACATTTCACATCAAAATTTATATCAAATTGATTTTGATTCAGTGTGGTTACCTCAGGTATAAAATATAAACGTGGATATAATGGTTCCACTTTTGTTTCAATGTCGTCTATTAATTGTGTCTCGTCCCCAAACCCATAACTGTTCACCTGTTCGTGTGCTGCAGCAAAATTCTTCCAATCCTTTAATATTTGATAATAAGAACTGAACGATTGGTCTTGTGCAAAACCATAATTGTCTACTATTGGTAAGTTACAAGCGTTATAATCAAATGGAACTGTTAGTTTGATATGTAGTGTCCATCCACCAAGAATTGTACTAAATCTTTCTGTAAATGGTACTACGTCAGGTGACCAATCACCTACTGCTATCTTACTAAAATCTCCTGATTCGTATGTATATGATTGATAGAATATTGTGAATATATCTGACGCTAATTCTAAAGTATCAGACATCACATCATCTAAGTTGGATAAGTCATCTTCAACTCTATCCATAAACACCACACCGAAGTTATAGTGGATATGATTCTGATTGAATTGAACCTGTTCAGGAACAACATACATCCTTGGATATAATGGTTCCTTCTTAGTCAGTATATCGTTGGTAATTTGTTTATAATCACCCCACCCGAATGACTTAATCTGTTCGTGGTGGTACGCAATACTACTGAAATACGTTAATAATTGTTTATAATTAATTGGGTTCATCTAATAGTAAATATATGTTTTGGTTATTCGTCTCCTGAAATTAAATAATATTATTGGCCTTTTTAAACCTCTTCACTTCCTCCTTGTCTTTCTCTATTAGATAGGACAACATATTTAAGGCTTCAATAATTCCTTTCTTAGTGATGCTATCGTGTCTTGTAATATCATCATTTGCAATTCGGTTAAGAACCAAGTACCATCCGAATTTTTCTTCCATAGATTTGTCCATATTCTCTTTCTCCATCTCCATACGAACTTTATCTGCATCCAACTCACCTTCATCCACATCTTGAAAGATATTGGGATATTTTGAGAATAGGTCCTTGCGAAATGAATAAAAAAAAACTGAGACCCTAAAGCGTACTCCACATTTAATTTGTTTTTGAACAGTTCGGCTCGTTCCTCCATCGTGTGAACATTATATTCTTCTATTTCAAATTTGTGTTTCCCCTTACGTTTTGTAATTGGTCTATATAATATTGCTGTAATAATGTGTAGGTAACTTAAGAACTCCTCAGGTTTCTTGGTCATAAGTGTATCAAGGTCAGCAAACTCACCGAATGACATATTCTTCCACGATGGAATGAACCCATACTCAACACCCTCAAATGTAAATTCATCTGTAAAACCTGGTTCTCTTGTTGGGATTATCTTTAGTAACTCCATTGACAAGGTGTTAATAACTTCCCTGTTTGCTTTCATTAATAACTCCATTGGTGCACCAGTGATGATGTTGATTAACTTGACTGAGAAATACTCATCCTCAAATATATCCTTTACCTTGAATATCTTTACATAATCACCTATCGTTAGATATTCTGGTAATTTATATTCTACTCCTTCTAATTCAAATGTTACTTTTTTCATATTATCTTATATTATTTATTGATGTGTATCTACTTCCACCGACCACACCTATTGCGTATCTACCAGTTGATTTTTGATTCTTAATGTGGAAATACATTCCCATCATTACCGCATCGGATAAGTCAGGTGATTTACCTAATATCCTTTTCATATCATCCTTAGATTGTACTGCTACTTTATTATCCTTATCAACGTCTTTTAATTTAACCGCTAATAATTCTTGTGTTAATTCATCCACCAAACTACTATCAAGTATATTAATACTTATTTTCCCTTCTTTAAAGAGTTCACTTAACTTAACATAACACTGACTCTTTAAATTAATAAAGTTCTGTTCGTGTAGTGCTTTACCATTGTTCACAAAATTCACCCCACGTATCTGATCAGAAACTCCTCCACCTACGCCATCACTATCCACGATGACCTGTTGAGGATGTACTTTCCATTTAGCAATAAGGTCCTTTATTTCGTTAGATAATTCCACGGTTGATAGTTTCCTATAGACAAGGACTTCAACGATGACCAGTCCATTCCAAACCACCGCCACGGACCTGTCATCACCAAACCTACTTACGTCCACTGAGATATATCTCTTATCATCAGGATTTGGTGTATCCTTAAACACTGAGTTGGATATGTGGTCAAAATTAAATAGACTATCGTCCTCTTCCATATAGTTCCAATCACCTTCCAATAATCTTCTACGTTGTGCGTTGGGTAATGACCTTAACATATCAATGTATGATGCTGGTAAGTGTGGATTATCTGTTGGTAACGCAGGAACAAATCTCATACTTGGTTGTAATGTATCCTGTACAAATGGTAGATAAAAGACTTTCTTCAACCATACTTGACCAGGGTTACACGTCATTAGAAACTTGGGTAATAACTTATATTCATTTAGTTTGAAACGGATACGTGATTTAAGAATGTTGTACGCTAATTGTGGTATCTGTGCAGCTTCATCTACGAAGACTGCTGTTAATTCCAATCCTCCAAGACTATCGTAGTTAGGGTCTGATGGTTGATACGCTAAATCCTTTAATACTATTTCTGATTTGTTTGTAAATGTAACCACATTGGATTGACCGTTATATACATAATTCTCACCTGACTTTAATCCCATCTGTTGTAATACTTCAAATAAGGTATTGAGTGTGGTTAGTTTTAATTGTTGTAATACCGTTCTACCAATTAGACATCTGATACCATCGTATTTTAAACACAAGGTTACAATCCATAAACAACCCAACCAAGATTTACCAGCACCAGCACTACCTCCGTATAATACTTCGTTAGTTATATTATCCATCAGATACTTCCACGCTTGGGTTTGTTTCTTGGTAAGGTCTATATTAATTTCCATATAAAAAATTATACGCAGATAAGTCTTCTACATCTTGGTTTAGTCCTACTTCATTATCCCATCTATTTGGGTCGTGTTGAATGTTACAATCTATTCTTCCTCTTTCTACTCTTAACATCCAATCCTCTTTTGTCTTATTGTGATAGTGATTAATTACTGCAACATCTGATGGGCCATTAGGATTAAATGGACCGTTGAACTTATGTCCGTTTGTATCCATTGCTTGACCGTGTGTATTGTGTGGTAACATCATTCTTTCA